AATGCTCAGTCAATGTTCATAAAAAAAGAAGTGGTTCAGAGTGATGATCCTAATTTTGATGAGGATATCGAATACTCTTATTACTCAAATCCGAGAGTGACGATATCATTTAACGCTTTTGGCAAAGATGTGAGCCAATACATTTCAAAATTAATTGAGTGGTTTAGAATACCTAAACTGGGCCAGCGATTTCTTGATCAGTATGATGTGGTGATTATCAATGTAACAAATATGCAGGACAGGACCACTTATTTACAGACTGATTATGAAGATAGAAAAGGTTTTGATGTAGTTCTGCAGTTTAATGATGAAGTTAAGATAATTGAAAAGACATTCGAAGAGGTTGAACTTGAAGTAGAATTTTCTGATGATGAAGATATTTTAGACGTAAATTTATAAAGAGGGAGTGATCTTTAAATGGGAGATCCTGTTGTTGTAAATGTATATGATGAAACAGGAGCTGTAGCTCAAAAAGGATTCGGTACTGGTTTGGTTTTTGACCCAACTGTTACCAATCCATTAGAAATAGTTTCAGACACTGGAGAGATCCAGAACTGGACCAGTGAAGATTTAGCATACAAAAAAGTTAATGCTATGTTAAGTCAGCAGCCAAAGGTTCAGGAAGTTATGATTTACGGTGTTGATGTTGCGACAGAAACAAGCACAATCACTGATGAGTTAGATAAATTAATAACTCAAAATAATGATTGGTACGCTTTGGCTATCGCAAGTAACACTGAAGCCGATGTTCAAGAAGCTGCTAACTGGGTAGCTTCAAAAGAAAAAATAATGTTTGGTGATTTGGGTAAAGATGCAGCTGTAGCTGATATCGAAACCTTTATGCAGGGAATAGAAAACCAGAACTTTGCTCTATTCGCTCATGATGGTGGTGTAAATGATGAAGAGCAGTATCTTGATGCAGGTGCTTTAGGTAGAATCCTGCCAATGACTCCTGGTAGTTATACTCTTAAGTTTAAAACTATCAATAATACTGCTAAAGCTACTTATTTGCCAGCTGATACAGCAGCATTGCAAGCTGTTAATGCAAATATTTATAAAGAATGGGGCGGCTCTTTATATGTCGCAGAAGGTGTAATGAGTAATGGTGATTTTATTGATACGACTGTTGCAAAGCACTGGTTTGCTGCAAGATATAGAGAAGAAATATTCCGCGTATTAAAGACCAGCCAGAAAGTCGGCCAGGATAATGCAGGAATCGGTCTTTTTGTTGATGCAGCTAAGCAGGTTAATAAAGTGGCTGCTAGAAATGGAGCTGTTGCTAAAGATGCTGACGGTAATTTCATGTCAACAGTAACTTATCCTACCAGAAAAGACTTGCTGAAAAATGATTTAGCAAACAGAGTTCTAAAGGGCGTTAAATCGACAGTAACCTATTCTGGAGCTTGGCACAATGTAGAATTAGATTTCTACCTAACACTGTAAAGGAGGTATTATAAATGGTCAATTATGATCCAACCAAAGTAATAACAATTGTAGATAATTTTGTTTTGACTGGATTTGCTGAAGACTCAATGGTTGAGATATCAAGAATGTCTGAGAAAAGAACTTCTCATGTTGGAGCTCAGGGAGAAGTTACATTTTCAAAGTCTGCTGATGATAGAGCGGAGGCTACAATTACATTAAAAGAGACCAGCCCGGCAAACGAAAAGCTGTATGGTTTATATAAGTCAGATGAAGAATTTGGCTTTTCTACAGTTGATCAGAACTTTGACGGTGATGTTTCTGGATCAGGTAGTAGATGTGTAGTTCAAAACTTACCTGATAATGTAAAGTCCAATGAGCCCGGAGATAGAGAATGGGTTCTGCTTGTAGCTGACTATGAGGAAGCATTCGAGGGGGTATTATAAATAATGGGTAAAGAAGGTAACAAAAAAACAATAGCTGTAGGGGATAATAAATATACACTGCAAAACCCTGGTGTCAGATGGTACATAAAACATCAGGACAAATGTCGGGACCGCTATGGATCTACATCCAGAAAGAAATATATCGGCGGTCTTTTAGATAATGTAGTGATTAACCCGCTTAAGATAGATGACTTTGATGTTAAGGCTGAAAAAGAGAAAAAAGTAACTGTAAACGGTGATGAATATACAGTTAAGTACATCGGAAATAAAGAAATTTTAGAAATTGAAGATAATTCTAAAGATGAAGCCGGGCAGTTTTCTCAGGAAGTTTACATTGATAACTTAATGGCCGAAGCTTTAAAAGAAGATATCACCATGGATGACTTTGAAAAATTAAGTAATGTTCAGGACTTAATTGAAGAAATAGAAAACTATAACAGGTCTAAGGAACTGAAAGAGGTTGTAAAAAGTATAGAAACGTTTCTTGGAGCCTAAGTATAGCTCTATAAACAAAAAAGGTGAGTTAATAGTAAACCATGATCGGTACAAAAGGCAGATAAAAGGGCTTCTTAAAGATTACTGGGCTCTGGTTTTTAAGATGCAGTCTGAGGAAGAAGTTGCAAAATGGGATTTAGATCATTTTTTAGAAGCCAGGGCTGCTTTAGAAGTTTTCAATGATGAAATGAAAAATAGTTCTGAAGGAGGGCGGTAGATATGCCAGCAGGAGGAGCACAAAGGTTTTTGGGTTTTCAAGTTGGCTTTGGAATAAATGATAGGCCACTTACCCAGGCTGATAGAAGAGTTGATAGCTTTAAAAACAATGTAATAAGAGCTACTGATAGAATGGGAGCTCTGGAAAGAAAAGCAGTAACTGCCGGCCGGGCTATATCTGCTGCCTTTCATGATGCTAAAAAGCAAATAAGTAATGGTGTTGCGGTGTTAGAGCGGTACCGATATCAATTAGGTATAGCAGCTGGAATGGGCTTTGCTGCTATAGGAAGATCGGTGTTCAGTGCCGCGGATGCCAATGAAACTGTAAATAAATTTAATGTTGTTTTTGGAGAGGTTGCTAACCAGACGAGAAAATGGGCTGATGAATATGCTCAAAGTATTGGACGCTCTGAATATGCTACTTTAGGCTGGTTAAACAGTTTTCAGGATGTACTGGTGCCAATGGGTTTAGCTCGGGATGAAGCTGCAGGTCTTTCAAAAGAAATGGTTACTTTAGCAGCTGACTTAGGATCTTTCAACAATGTGGCAACAGCAAGAGCTGCTGAAGCTATGCAGTCTGCCCTGGTGGGTAATCATGAGGCTGTCAGAATGCTAGGTATCCAGTTGAGTGAAGCTCAATTAAATTTAGTTGCTCAAAGAGAAGGATATCAAAAGAATTTCAGAGATTTAGACAATCTCACAAAAATGCAGTTAAGATTTAATGAAATGATCAGACAGTCTGGAGATGCAGTAAACGATGCAACCAGAACTGCAATGGAATTTAACAACCAGTGGCTAAGATTTAAAGGTAATATTCGCGATGTATCAATCGCAATGGGCTTTAGTTTTATACCATCATTTAATAAAGGATTGATTGTTACTAATAAATTTCTTGAAAAGCTAGAAGAAAGCGAAAAACTGCAGGCTGCTACTAGATTTTTTGCGATAGGTGTTGCAATAACTGGAATAGCAGCGGCTATTGGTGGAGTAAGTGCAGCATGGCCCTTTATAGCTGGAATATTTTCTATAAGTAGTTTTGGTATAGCTGCAGCAGTGACCGGAATTGTTTTAGCAATAGAAGATTTATGGGTAGGTTTAAACGGTGGAGAAAGCACTTTGCTGCCTATAATTAATAAGTTTTTAGCATGGGCCGGAATAAACAAAGATTTAAAAGGTGTATTAGTTGATGTAGGTAATGCAGCACTCTGGACTTGGGAAGCTATCAAAGCATCATTTGCTTATATAGAGCCACTGGTTCAGTCAACTGTAATTGGAGCTGTAAGGATATTTGAAGGTGCTTTTAAGATACTTTTCTCACCAATTAAAATGATATCAGGTTTAATTAAAGGGATAGTAACTGGTGATTTTGCAATGTACTGGGACGCTGTTGATCAGTTTTGCAGCGGTATAGCTGATATTTTTGAAGGAATAAAAACTATTGTTTCTGCAAAATTATATTTTATAGGTAATTTATTCTTAGATATTTTCAAATTAAGTAATATACCAGATATAGCTGGAGCAATTAAAGAAAAAATCATAGCTGCAGCAAACTATGTTAAAAATAACCCTTTAACTTTAGTTAGATTTTTAATACCACCTGTCAACCTCCCAGATATAATTAATAAAATTTATGAATCTGGGCGACAATTTATCAAAGATAAGACCGGAATAGAGCTTCCGGCTATTAAATTACCAACATTACCTGATTTAGTTGGCGGAATAAAATCAATCTGGAATAGCGGAAAAGATTTTGTTAATAATTTAGTTTCTTTCGATTTGCCAGGTTTAAGTATGCCAGATATACCCGATCCGATAGCCAAGATTGATGAATGGGCCAGCAGCATTAAAAGCAAATTAAGTAATATAGACTTTGGCTCTGCCCTTAAGACAGCAACTGAAAATGCTATGGATAAACTGCCAGGCTGGATGCAGGGAATGGCAAAAAAGATAATGGACTATTTGCCTCAATCACCTGCTAAAATTGGACCATTGAGCCAGTTAGACAGGGTAGGACCAGGGCTAACTCAAACAATCGGGAAAGGTGTCGATAAGTCCAGAGAGCAGGTTACTGGACCATTGAGCAGCATGTGGAATGAGTCAATGATTGCTGAGCCTAAAACTATTGTTAGAGATTACAGCCCGATGAAAGGCATTTCTGACAGTGGATTTGGTCAATCTCAAAGCGTTACAAATAATAATTATAATCAAAGCAATAAAAGTAGTAACAGTAAATCAGAAAAGAAAGTAATAATTGAGAACCTTAATCTTGAAGGCTCAAATAATACAGTTCAGGATGCTCAAAAGATAATTAAAATAATAGAGCAGTATTTTGACGGAGAGGCAACAGCTGCGGTAGGTGATTCAGTTGGCTAGATTATACAATGATGATTTTGATATAGAAATAGAGGTTGCTCCAGAAGAATCTATTAATTTAAAAAATGAAGTTACTGAAAAGCCGGTTGAGGATAAAACAGAAATAGCTGATCATATTAATCACCAGCCAGTTGAAATTAATCATACATTCGTTATAGCCGGAGATGAAGCAGAAGATCAGCGGGATAGACTAGAAGAAGCAAGTCAGCATGATGAAGTTTTTAACTACATGGATGTTAAAGATTATAGACTATATGAAAATATGGTTATTTTAAGTATAAATTTTGACACTGATGCTCAAATAGCAAATGGTTACCAGGGCAGCATATCCTTAAAACAAGTACAAGTAGCTGAACAGGAAACTATATTTGTTAATTTAGGAACTGATCCTTCAACCGGCAATGAAGTGCAGCAAAATGCTACAGAAACAGAAGAACGGTCCAATAAGACAGAAAATATAGATGAAGAAAGCACTGATCAGTCAATTCTTACCTCAATGATATCCCCTTTCGGCGGTGATGAATAATGGAAGTTAAATATTTACCTGTAGAAAAAGAAAATATTAAACAGGTTCCTGACAGATTTTTGACTGATGTAGCAGGAACAGAGCTTATATTTGAAATAAGCTGGAATCATCAAGGGTTTTTTGCTATGTCAGTTTTTGATTCTACCGGAGAGGCTATACTTGAAGGTAAAAAAATAACTTACGGCACGAATATGTTCGACAATATTATTGATGACAGGCTGCCTGACGGTATCGGGATAATACCACTTGATAAAACAATGGCCGCAGAAAAAGAAGGAGTTACTTACGATAATTTTTATGACAGTGTAAAGCTATATATAGCTGGTGATTACTAATGTCAAAAGCCTTTGGAAGAAGAGTAATATTTACTCTAGAAAATAAAGAAATAAAATACCCTGATTTAGATTTAGAATTTGAGGTTAATTTTAACACTGACTCAGATGGCAATGTCGGCCATGTAAGATTTTTTAATATCAGCAACAAAACAATTGATCTTCTTAAAAAAGATACTAATTTCACTTTAAGAGCTGGCTACAAAAATGATGTTGGTCTGCTCTTGCCTGGAGTTATATCTCATACTCAAACATCGTGGGATACAACAGATAAGATTACTGAAATTGTAGTCGGCGATAATACTTCGGATTGGTTGAATACTACAGTTAATCAGACCTGGAGAGCTGGTATTAGAGCCAGAGATGTTGCTGTTGATTTAATTGATATGCTCCCTTTTGGAGTTGGAGAAATTAATTTAGCCAATAATATTGATTATCCTAAAGGAAAGACTTTTTCTGGCACCGTTAAGACCGCTCTCGAAGAAATAGCAAAAGATGCAGCTACTAAATTGCATGTTGGTAGAAGTAAAATTTATTTGAGACCTGAAGAAGTTGGAACCAGAGAGATTGTTAACCTCAATAAAAGGACCGGATTAATAGCTTCTCCGCAAAAGATTGATGAGGACGGAGAAGAAGGATATAAAGTACAATCTCTTTTAAATTATAGAATATGGGCTGACAGTATCATCAGTATAGAAAGCAAAACTATTTCCGGTCTATTTAGAGTAAAAAAAGGGCTGCATAAATTATCAAGCAGTGATTTCATTACAGAAATGGAGGTTGTTAAAGCGTGAGAGGATCTAAGTTAATGAAGAAATTAATTGATCAGGAATTAAAAGAGCTGCATGTAGCTTTACCAGCTAAAATAGAAAAGTATGATCCGGAAACTATGATAGCTGAAATTACTCTTTTATCTAAAAAAATATTGAATGATGAAGAAGTTACAATTCCCAAAATAATAGAAGTTCCTGTTGGCCATTTAAATGCTGG